CCTCAAAATTCGAACAAATTCATTTTCAAATGAGTTTAATGGAAAACGTTTGAAAAAAGAACAGGAATTTCTCAAAAGATACTATCCAAATGCTGAATTAGAATGCTCACTTGAAATTGTTCATGGAATGTGGGTATTTCCAGCTGATTCATAAAACTGTCTTTAATAAAAAATGTATGGAAAAAATATAAACAGAACATTTAATTTTTTATTATTTACTTTTAACACATTGCCCACACTTATCATTAATAAGAGCTGGTTTAAGTTTTTCACATATTTGACAATATTTGCGGATAACATTTATATATCCTTTTTTTGGTTTGTGAAATCTGCAATAAACTCCAGCTGCTACTCGATGCTTTGCATCACTATAAATTGCAAATTCATTACATTCTGGCTTACGGCATGTTTTTCGTGGATGTACTTTCATTTGTTCTTGTGCATGTTTTGCGCAATATTTCGCATAGCGACCCGGATAATTGTAATGAGGTATTTCATGACAACTTGGAAAAATACACACTGTTGATTTACAATCATTCAAATCTTCAAATATTTGTTCATCGGGATCAACACAATAATTTTTTCCTTCATGAAAGCTTCGAGAGCTTGGAAATCAATCTTTTGACGCTTGCTCATTGATTATGATTACAAAGATTGATGATTTTGATCAGTTGTTTATATTATATATTTTATCAATTTTTTTGAATATAAAAAAGAATAATAAGGAGTAATAATTAACAATCAAAAATCAAAATTACTAATCTTCAAATAACCAAATAGATGGATTATGAAAATCTAATTACTACTAACCTCTGTTAATATATTCTCAATGAAATTATTTAATCTGATAAAAATAAGATGTCGGATTTTTTTTTATTTTTTGTTTTTCCCACTAAGTAAAATAGGTTTTTTACGAGGATTGGAATCTGATGAAATAGTTCCAATATTAAACCCACCATTGAGATTATCTCTTAATAATGAATCATTAAAACTACCAAAACCAATATTTTTTCCAAAACCAAATGCTGATATTGTTGATTTAGGTTCAAAATGAAAACCAGACTGGTTTTTTTGTAAATCAACTTTAACATCAGGGTCCAAGAATTCAATTTCACGTTTACGTTTTTTAATTTCGAATTGTTTCAAATCGTTGTCCTTTAAGTCAATACCAATTACACATTCATCAACTGTATATGGAGTATGTGTCATATTATTTACTCGGAAATAATGATTATCACGAATCATAGTTTCTGAAATTTCACTAGTTGGATATAGTGTTTTTAATTTTTTCATCAAGATATTAATTACAATTCTTTCAGGTTTTTGAATTGTAAAATCTAAAAATTCTTGTTTATCAATACGTGATTTAATATCATTTAAAAGTCTTTCAACTTCATCAAGAATTAATTTCTCTTCTTCCAAAAATAATCTATGTAGATCCATTTGTTGATTTTCGGTTTTATTGATTTTTAGGGGAGATTATAAATTAATATTATAAACTTCAAATTTAAAAAAATATGAATATAATATCTATATTATTAAAATCAACTAAACCAACTAATATCCAATAATCACACACCCAATATGTCTCACTTCGCCAATATTACCGAGAAGCAAGAGAAGAAATCAAAGGAAGGAAACCTCTACATCTGCAATTTGAAAAGCTGAACATCAAATATATTGTCAATGTTTCAGATAAGCCTAACGACTCCAAAATCCCAACTTTGGAAATTACCATGAATGGTGAAAATCGTGCTAGAATCATTGAAATAATTTCTGAAAAAAATCAAAACTGGAAATGTACTCGTTCATTTTGAAGACTGCCATACTCATGCTCCAACTGTTGCAATCTTGTGGTTGAAACATCAATATGGATTAACAAACAACGATGCATTTGAAATTGTCAAGCAATCAAATTTATCAAGATCAACAAATATTAGTATATTTGTTTTGAAATATTTGTAATTTTTTCTTTTTCTTTTTATGATATTCGAACTAAAGTTTTTTAATTATAATAATATAGAAAGAATTAAATATATTAAATTATTTTTCATAACTATTATTTTATTAGATTTCATTAATAATATAATCATGTCTTCTGATAAATCAATTACAGTTTCTGATCCTTGGTTTGATCAAATTCAAAGTGGGAAAAAAACAATTGAAGGTCGTGTTAAATTTGGATTTTTTGGAAAACTCAATAAGGGTGATAAGATTAAATTGTCAAATTCTGATAAGTCAAAATTTATTACATGTACTGTTGAGAATCTTGAAGATTTTAAAAATTTTCATGATCTTTTAGATGGAGAAAAACTTAATAAAGTTTTCCCCGATGCTAAGACTGTAAATGATGGTTTGGAAATTTATAAAAAATTTTATAAAGATGAAGATATTGAAAAAAATGGTGTAGTCGCTATTACTCTTAAAGTACATGAAAAGTCTGGTGGTCGTGTTCGATCAAAGTCTAAATCAAAAAAGAAAAGTCGATCTCGATCCCGATCTCGCTCAAAAAGCCGAAGACGCTAATTTTATAGCATAGAATCTAATTCTTTTCGTAATTCCTTTCTCTTCTTACGGAGATTAACTAACTCATGTTCAAATTCAGCTATTTTAATAACTATCTCATCATGTTTTTCTTTTTTATTTTTTCATTCATTTCTTTAATTGTCATCGTTCTGAATTTAGAAAATTCACATTGGACTTGGTCTAGGTGGTGGAGGTGGAATAAATGAAGATGATTTATTATCATATTCTGTAAATCATATAGATTTGGATCATCAAGATCAATTACAACTTCCGATCTTGGACAGGAGATAAAAAGGATGAGTGGGAAATTACCCGTAAAATATAATGGTGATGATGTTGTAACATATTTTATGCAAAATGTTTAATTTTATGAAATTTGATTTATTTTTTTTAAATGAATAATTCCAAGATGTTAGTGAATCAATTTATGTCAACAAAATTAACAACATTTAATATTATAAGATCAACATTAAATGAGAAAGCGATAAATCTTTCTGTTAATGTTAATCAAATTAAATCATTTATTAATCATTGGTCTAAAAAAATAGTTCCAGAATATAATACAAAAATTGTAACAATGATAGGACCTACACAAGGTGGTAAATCAACATTTTTAAATGCTGTAGTTTCATATTGTAAAAATCAATATATGAATCCTTTCGAACGGGTTGATTTGAAAGATCGTCGTATTATAAAAAAAGGGAACGAACAATTTAGTGATCAAACATCAGGTCTTGATGGATATGTATGTGTAAATGATAACAGCAAAACAAATTTTATATTTATTGATGTAATGGGTTTATTTGGTTCTGCAAGTGAATGTGATCCAATTATAATGTTGTTTTGTTATGCGATTAGTGATTTGATCATTTTTAATGCACACCATAAAATTGATATTCAGCAGCTTCTTATGTTTAATTATATATCAAACAATATTAATATTTATATGCAGCTTAAAGAAATTAATAAACCAGCTGCTATATTTAGAATATTTGATTCAGCTACACAATCAGACGAAGATGCTAAAATACAATTTAATACTATGATGGATGATAGAAATGATTCATGTAAAATTATTAGAGGATATTTTAAAAATTTGTTCAATTGGGATAATAATTTCATATGGTCAGTACATCCTGATCAATCTATTTTAGATCAACTTCATAAAGATAATAATATGAGCTCTTTTATTACATCCAATAAATCTTATCAAAAATCGTGTATTAATTTATTAGAATTATTATTTAAAATGCCGAAAAAGCAGAGAAATATTTTAAAGGAACTTATCGATGCTGCTGAATTTGTTAATAAAGAATTTTCAAAAGTGGATATTTGTTCCATTGAAATAAAGTTGAGTGATGAAATGTCAAATTGGATATCAGAAATGAAAGCTGGAAAATATGCCGAAATATTCGAACCTATTGGGCATTTAAATTATTCAAATAAAACTTATCCGTTATTGAAGAATCGTGAAGAAAAAATTGCAGAATGTAAAGCAGAATTTAAAAGATTTGAACATGATATTAATTATAATTATGCTTTAAATAAAATATTTAAACCAATTGATGAAGCAATTGAAGATATTCATAGAACAATAAATACACATATTTCTCTTTTAATTGATCATATTAGAGATGATTTAAAGGATAGATTATTTATTGATAATGAATGTATATCAATAATTAATTTGACATGGTGTAATAAAAGTAAATTTAATCAAATAATTGGAGAATCTTTAACTGATATTGCGTTTGATTTAAAATGTCAAATAATAAATGATTTTAATAAACAATACCAAGAAATTGAAAATAAATTTAGTGTGGTTAGGGAAAAATTTATTAATAATATTAAAACTACAATTGAACAATGTAGAAACGAAATTCAAAATGATAAAAAAGATTATTCTTCTCGGTTGAATTTATGGATTCATCGATATGAATTATCTCTTTCAGAAATAACTGATATTTTATTACATAAGATACAATTAAAATATAATTTAATACTTGATAATGATTTAGTCAAACAAACTAATAAATTAATTGAAGATAAAGAATTAAAAGAATCTAAGATAAGTACATCTCATCTTGATCTAAAAATGTATATGTCAGTTGATATTACATATTTTAAACTAGTAATCAATGAAAGCAAAAAAATAGATATCGTTATATCTGAATTATCTGGATTACAAGATTTAGACATAACTAATTATTGCAATAATATAATATTAGTCTTTAATGATTTCCGAAATACTTGTTTGGGATATAAATCTAAATTTGATAATTTGCGCAAAAAAGCTATTGGTGAATATTTAACAGAAATTAATCAAAAAACATTTGAAGAACGTTGTGAAATTTTTGAAAAAATTAAACACAATGATTTATATATGTTTAACTTTACACCTAATAATATTTCAATGGATAGTTACAAATTATTTCGATCAATTGATGAAAATAATTTAATATATACAAGTGAACAATTTAATCAAAAATTTTGTGATAATGTAAGATCTTTGTATAAAGCTTACAAATCATCATTAAATGAAAATGAACGTAATTTTGCAAGAAATGAAATCTGGAGATTTTGGGCTTTAGATAATATTGGAAAAAATTACAAATAGATTTGCTCAATTTGAATTAGTTTAATCTTTTATTTTTTAGCAAAAATCAATAACCCAAAACTAATAACCAAATTCTATACTAATAATTTAACACTACCTATTGGAAATTGATTTCTTGATGTTAAACCAGCAACATTAGTAGCACCAATTTGTACATGAACGGCGTTCATACGCTGGCTTCTTTTATGCTCAAGAAATTTACCTTCAGCAGTTCGGAAACGTTCAATAAGTTTTTGTAGTTTTCCTATTATTAAAGCTGATTGCTCTGTTCCTTTATATGGAGATGGTTTAACAAGTTTAAAATCATTTTCATACTTTCCATCAGACTGATAAGATATTTTGACTCCTGGTACTTTTGCTTGAATACGAGAATTCCAAGCTTGTTTAATTACTTTCACTTCAGCAGATGTTACATTTTGATAATAACCAATAGTTATATGATAACCATTTTTTGATGATAGCATGAGTGCAAAATTTGACATTTTTTTTTATTTAAAGTTTTTAGGGTATAGTACTATATTCATATAAATCTTATTATTCATAGCAAAAATTAATAAAATGGCTTTGCAAATAGTTGGGAATAAAAAATTTATTCAGGGATATCTGATTACTAATGAGGAAATAGAAAAAAATAATTTAGATAGACATATGCCTATGTATTTTAATGTTGACCATATTAAAATTCTTGAAAGAATTAAAAAAGAACCAGTTATTGTTTATTCTGTTAAAATGGTTACTGGTGAATTATATCAAGTGTGGTTTGATCCTCCAATAAATTTTTGATCCGAATTTTTTAAAATCGACAGATTAAGTTTAGGATAGATTTTATAAATAAATGATAATAAATTTAATTCAGATAATAATCTTACATATGTAGGAAGCCAATTTAAAGAAGATTATTACGAAAATCAAAAAGATATGTAAAAAAAACTGATTTTTTTTTATATTATATTAAAAACTAGCCAAACAATCATGAACCAATTACTTTATGATGATGAAGAACTTGCTCAAATGCTTGCTGATGAAGAGCTTGCATACAGTCTGTCATACGGTCGTGAAAACAAGTTTGGTTATGAGGTCAAAGATTTTGAATTCGATGATGCAAAATATGCCCAAATGCTTGCTGATGAAGAGCTTGCACATCGATTGTCACAAATGATTATTGCACCAATAATTGATCAAAAACTTGGTGAAATCATTGAAACGACTGATACTTTCTATCGTTTCTATTGTCCACATGGCTGTGGAGTTTTGATTGAAGTTCCCAAAGATCAAATCAACTGCACTATATTCCGTTGTGGTGAAGATGATAATGGAAAGCAAATTGGTCAACATATCACTGAAGAGCAAGCATCAGCTTTAAAGTTAGATCGTGGATGCAGTCGCCAATTTCGAATGATCCGAACTGGTTCAACCTACAAAATTGAGAAATGCACTGGATTTTAATTTTTTTGAAGATTTTTATTTTCTTGCATAATTTGTCCTATTTGGAATACTTGATATATTTGATTACAGTCCAATAGCCTATATTAAAAAAAGTGAAATGTGATAGGCTATAATTAAAAACCAACTAGAAAGCGAAAAATGAATTCTGACACCAAAATGTCTGAAAATAAATCATTGATCGAGTTCTGTCAAGCTGTCCAAAACGCATCGAAGTCAGATATCAAGTCCAATTGGGATTTGGTGTACGACTTCATGTGTAGAGGATTGTTTAACAAACACAACTTCGAGGGTATGTGGCGTGAATATCATGATTCATTATTTGGTTCTGGTGGCTGTTCTATGGTAGAACGTCGCAAGAAACAAGATGATAGAGATTTCACAAAAGACGATAAGAAGTTACTTAAGGGCTTTACAGCTCACAAGTTAAAACTTATCACCCCTCCCTAAAATGCGTATTTCACAATTTATTGTGAATTCGGATTTTAGATTATAAATTTGTTAGGGGTGGTTCCCTGATAAGTTTGTAACTGAATCGGCAGTGTCCGATCGCAGTATGGTTTATCCATACTGAAAGAAAAAGCGTATACATAGATTTATTTAAGGTCTCATTAGCCTTTAATAATACCTATGTTTCGGTTTTTTTTATTTTTTTTTTATGATTATTTGGTTTCAATTTAAATATTTTTTAATTTTATTCAAAATTCAACATAATCATACCAATAATTTTACAATTAAAAAACTGAAAATCTGTTCCCAATAGTAATAACCATCCTTTCGCATAGTTACAATAAATTACGCTATAATTGCGAACATGGAACAAACTCGAGAGGAAACGGATCATTTACAAGCTCTTATGACCTATGGTCTTGAACTTGAAAAGGCTAACAAAGCTGTCGCTAAAGCCAAAAGATATTGGGAAAAATACTACTATCATTTGGAGACTAGTCAGAATCTCTATGATTACCTTGCTGTGAATAAGAAAGGACCCTACTTTTTGCTTCAGTATCATGAAAGAATGTCAAATAAATTCTGGGAAATGTACAAAAGAGAAATGGAGGGTGTCTGGATCATTCTCCTTCTGTAAGATGCATTCGATAATATGTATATTTCATTTTATTTTTTTATATAAATGCTTATATATAAATTCTTATATATAAATGCTTATATATAAACGATTATATTAAAATGGCAGATAATTTAATATCAATTGATAAATTTAAAAAAGCAAACATAGAAATTATTGTATTTGGTGAATTTCATCATTTTAGGCATATGATAACAGACAATTATGTTGATTATTTAAATGAATTAATTAAAAGCAATTTATTTAATGATTATGTTTTTATTGCCGAAACTTGTATGAATAATAACAATGGTGGACCAATTAAATATGGTGTTCATAAAATGAAAAACAATGGTGCATTTAAAAAAATATTTGGTTCAGATTGTATTAGATATTTTTCTTTTATATCTAAAATGCAAACTGATATACAAATATTAGTACAAAATACAACAGAAGAATTAAGCTATGTAGACCCCGGATATTTAAATTTTATTAAGAAAAAAATTATTAATTACTGCAAATCTAAAAATATAAATGAATATACATTTTTAGACATATATTCTTCTATACCTTTATATATGTTTTATTATTTTATATCGAATGATTCTAATATATTAAAACATATCAAAAAATCAATGAATATTATATCTGATATGCAAGAAAAAAAATATCAAATTAAAAATGTAATTAAAGAATTCGAAAAAGAAAGTAAGCAATTTTATAAATATTGCAAAAATAGAAATGCTGTTATAGAAACATATATTCATATGATTTCAAAACAAATAATATTACCATTTGAATTACTTAAAAAACGTTTTAATCTAAATGATAATGATTTACCGAATCTCAAAAGATTAAAAGAGTTATTTTCAAAGAATCACCAATTATCAGCAAGTTGGTTAGATCAACCAACTCAATTTAACACACCAATAATTGATTTTAGTTATTTTAATGATTTGTGTGCTATGGGTAATTTATTGGATTCAATTGATAAAAAATATAATAAAATAATAATTGGATGTGGAGCGGCACATGTAGAAAATTTATCTAAATTAATATCAAATGAAGGTTTTCATAATGTTCATCACGAATTTAGTATTAATGGTTTTGTTGATATTCATAGATTTATAAATCAATATAAATCAGATTATATAAATGGTGGTAATATAAATGGTGGTAATATTATAAAAATTAATTGGTTGATTATATTGATTATAGTATTGATAGTAATTGTTTTATATGTAATATATAATAATATTACCCAAACAATAGCAAGTAGACAAGTTTAAAAAAATATTTTATAACTCGGATACAATTAAAATATGTTATGCAAATTTTTTAACTCTTCGCCCTTTGCTTTTTGTGCGCTTTGCTTTTTGAATTTGTTTTTTTGATAATTCTTCTATTGTTTTTGGAGTATGATTATTAACTTTAATAGTTGGTCTATAAATATCATTTTTATGCTCATATCCTTCATGGTCATGTTGATTTCGCCAACGTTCTTTAAACCATCTAACTAATCCTTCTTTAGTTTTATTACCTTTAAATTGCCCACCTAGTTCTTTATATTTTTTTACAATAAATGCTGATTTATAAGCAGATGGTTTACTATAGACTTTTTCAGCTTCAACATGAGCAATTTCCCATAATTTTAAATTAATAGGGTTTGCCATATTTTGGTTTTTATATCATTTAATTTTGTATATTTATAAGTATAAATTATTAATACAAAGTTAAAATATAGAATGCTATGCCATTATAGTGATATTTTTGGAAAACCTGGAGAAGGTTTTCATAAAGAAAGAATATTAGGATTTGCAGCATATGATTTAATTGGTACATTATTATTAATAATCATTATATCAATGATTTCTGGTATTAGTTTAATTGTTGTAAGTATGATAACTCTAATACTGACAATATTTATACATAAAATATTTTGTGTAGAAACCGCATTAAATAAAAAACTTGGTTTATAAAATTTAAACATTTGTACTAAATTAATCATTTATAATGGTTCTAAATTTGAATTTGTTTGTTATCTTGTAAGTTCAATAAAAAGTATTAGGTTAAAATCAATAGCTGAAACATTAAAAATAATGGCTGAATCATTAAAATTAATTAATGCAATTGAAAGTAATTTTACATGGTTTTGTACAGAACGTGAATCGGTTATTCCCAAATTATTAGGAGAAATTAATAAATTATTATTAAATGAAAGGTTTGAGTATTTTCAAAAAATCAAACATAATAACTTATTGATGTTGGATTGGTGTTATGGGAATTCAAGACCTACTACAAAATTAATTCCTGATAAATTTATCAATCCAAATAATATTATTCTTAAATTTTCATATTCGGATGATAACATTAATTATCTTGATTTAATTAAAGAAGTAGATAAAAATACCCATATTTATACACATGAACAATTTATCAAAACATTCGATAAATCAGTTTATCAGATGTATTTAGATATTAATAAATCAAATATTTCTGCAAACATGAGATTATTCATCATGCTTGAAATGATTAAAAAAATAGTATTGTTAAAATATTCTAATGCTATGATTTGATCAATTATTTTGGTCATTATTCAAGTAAGATATTAAGTAATTCAGCCTTGTCATATACAAGATTTTTTTTATCAACGTGATCTTTGAACATTTGTCAAAAAAAAATGAATTTACATAAGCTATATTTAAAAACCAAACACTTGCAAACATGAGCCAAGAGGATAACATCCGATTGTTCTGTAAGCTATTCGATGAAGGCGAAATCTTCCTTTGCTTCGGCACTGGATTGATGTATGTTGGAAACTTCGTTGGAGTAGTAGATCTTAATGATTTCCGACCACTGTTTTCCGACAGTGGTTGTGAAGTTATAAAGACTTATATGATGAATGGGAAGAAATTCTCTGATCGTCATATGGAACTTATTACCAAGTTGGCAACAATTTGTAAAATAAAATTCCCTCCTAAACCTTAAGGATGCATTCGGTGCATCAACCTCTAAAATGCGTATTTCACAATTTATTGTGATTTCGGATTTTAGATTATAGATTTGTCAGGTAGTGGTTTTCCTGGCAAGTTTGTAACTGAATCGGCAGTGTCCGATCGCGTTACGGGTTCATCCCATAACGAAAGAAAAGAGCGTATACATAGATTTAACTAGGATCTCATTAGTCCTGGTCAATACCTATGTTTCGGTTTTTTTTGTATTTCTTTTTTTATGATAGAAGATAAATAATGAATATTATTATCTATCAAAATTGATTTTTTTAGTTTTTTATCCTATAATTTTAATAGAAATAAAAAAAATGTCAGAAGAAGGTATTGATTATAAAACACAATATCTTTTACTTAAAAAAGATATTGAAATACAAAAACTAAAAGACGAAATACAAAAACTCAAACTTGAAACTAAAACTTCCGATGAAAAAATATATACGTGTAAAGCAAGATATTTTTACAAAGATTATATAAATTTAACATTGGAAAGATATCGAGGACAAATCACGGGTGTAAAATTCAACAAAAATGGAAATGTATTATATTATATGAAAATATATCAAACAACATATCATCAAATTATCGTGTCTGAAAAAATATATTCGCCAAGAGAACGAAATCAATACATGGAGGAAGAATTTAATATAGCTCATCACAGTTTTAAAGAAGAGTTCAAAGATATTGAATTAAATAAAAAATATTATTTTCATATTGAAACTGATTATTCTGGTCCAAAATATCAATCATTTTCTATTGAAGAATTTAATGATATCAACCAAATCGAAAAATAATCTAAACTGAATCATCAAGCATATCATTAAATGCATTGTCTGCCGCAATAAACATAGTAGGATTTGAAATAGGGTTTCGTAAACTTCCACAACACATAAGACATGAAATGTAATACCACCAACATTTAAATACAGACCGTAAACAATCACGAGTTCCGCAACCAACGTAATTTAAGCATTTCATCGGAGCCCAACAACTCAAACAGCTAAATGGTACCCACATAAGATTTTTTTTAAGTGTATAATGACCATAACGCACTTCATACAAATCATACATTACACTGAATACCCAGCAAAATACAAGGAATTCAATAATACTTTCTAAACGATTAGAATCTCTTTCATAAGTTTCTTGATCAACTTCATTAGCTTTATTTAATGCATTAACTAAAAGTAATACAAACCATATTAGTAAAACCGCTAAAGCTTTGTAAATTTGACGAATGAATACTCTTAAAATATTCAAACATTTATAATTTTCAACAATATCCGAGTGGACAAATCCACTATATTGTTTTTCATCGAGATCTGTTTCAAGTTGCTGCATTGTAATATATCTAATTTACAGAAAATCAATTTTGAATATGTTGAGTATAAATAATGGAATATTTAAAATTGATTTTTTTATACAATAATATACAATAATATAAATCTTCTAACCATCATATAAAATGAGTGACGTTGGATCTGTCTTGTCAACTATTCTTGGTAGTAATACTAATGCTAAAACTGAGAAAAAAGCTAATATAACTAAATATAAAAGTCCGACAACCAATTCATATTCAAAATGTATTAAACAATGTGATTTACCAAAAAATTTGATTGATGTTGTTCAAAAAGCAGTTGATCCTTTTGATCAAGAATCATTTGAAGTTGTTGCACTAAAATCAGATATTTTTGAAGAAATTGATGGTGTTAGAACAAAGAAAGGTGAAAGAACTATTACAGTAAAAGGAACATATCAATTTCTAATTTTTGCTCATTTAAAAACAATTGAAGTAATTGTAGAAATTGTACCGTTTGGCGAACAATAAGATTCCTTAAAATTGATTTTTTATTTTTTATTCTATAAATTTAATAGAAAAAATAAATCAAAAAATGTCCACTAATAAAAAATATACATGTAGCCTTTGTAATTGTGGAACTACTAAATCAAATTACGAAAGTTATGGATGTTGTGCTAAATGCAAGGAAAAAATGGAAAAAAATAAAAAAGATGGTAAAGTATGTGCTATATGTAAACAAAGTTCTACTGAAAAGTTTATTCGATTTACTGGATTATGTGTAAATTGTAATAATAAAAGATGTGGATTAGATGTTGAAGATAATAATGTTAAAAAAGAATCCGAACATATTGACATTAAGGAGGAAGAAGGACATCAAGAAAATGATTCCGATATAGAATTAAAAACAAATATTAAAAAATATGTTGTTGATCAATTAATATCGAATATTGTTCAAAGTTATGCGGAACTCGGACTCGATAATGCAATTACAAAACAAGGATTTGTACTTAATCTAAAGGTAACATTGAATGATATTCTTGAAAACGAATTAAATAATTAATTGGATTAATATTAATTAATCAAATAATATCTAGTAGTTTTTTATATCTACTGATTATATATTAACCAACTATCATATCTATTATCTATTTATATGTATTATAATTGATAATATAGCTAATAATGTCAAAAAAACCGATTCCACCAAATTTACGAACTCAAGTTTGGTTTAAATTTTTTAATAGTAATGAAGGAATGTGTTACTGTTGTAAAAATAAAATTAATATGAATTCTTATCATTGTGGTCATATAATAAGCGAATACAATGGTGGATTAACTTCACTCGAAAACTTAATTCCAATTTGTAAATCTTGTAATTCTAGTATGGGTGTTATGAATTTATATGAATATAAAGAAAAATTTTATAGTTCTGACGATGATCCAGGAACATTTGGACAACAATTTATTCATTCTTTAATTAATGATATATATCAAAGTTATTTTTCCAAACTAAATAGCAATGAAAAACTTAAACTTATGAAAGAACTATTAAATAATGCAATTGATGAAAAAATGAAAGAACTGTAATATTTCAGCATATAAAATAAAAGAATTAGATTATATGTCTTAAGCGGAAGGTAATGTTATTTTTTGAGATGACATTTCAAAACCTCTTAAGTCATTTAATAAATATGCCATATTTATAACATCCTGTAATATTATAGTACCATTAATTTCTATTGTAGAGTAGTTTTCATAATATATTTTTTCCATAATATTATGTAAAACATAATTTTGCTCTCGTGATAAAATACCTTTATAATTATCAAGATTTTCATGTTTAATTATTTCATATAAATCTTTTTTTGTAATTTTCCATGGTTCAAAAGATTGCGATGATGGATGACCATTAGGATTAAAAGATAGTTTTTCTCCAATTTTACAAACAATGACATATCGACATTCAGGTGTAAAACTTTTTTCTAATTCATATAACATTTTAAAATCTATTAAATTTTTAATTATTGTGTCTATTGGTATTTTTTTTATTAATTCTATTTTATCTTGCAATTCTTTATTTGTAATTACAAACCCATATTTTGAATATATTGATATTGGTTTACCAGCGAGTAAATTTAATTTAGATAAACAATATTCTTTTTCTTGGTATTTAATATGAGCTGCATCAATTAAACTATAATTTATTATATTAAAAAGGTTTCCAAAATGTACTATCAATTTAAAAACTTCATTCAAATTTTTAAACGAACAATGTTCTAAAGTATTATTTGTTCCAACAGTTTCTATATACATTTTTTTATTTTCCATTATACTAAATGATAGACATAACCAAGATGATCTATATGTACTTATTACAGTTTCTATATCACAATTAAGAGCATAATTAATGGTTGGTATTTTGTTAATCATAAAAATACAAAAATTTTTTTCATCAATCATAATCGATTTTGTTGTAATATGTACATATTCTGTAATTTTTTTTGCATTTATAATAGTAATAAAATTTTTTTTTACACGTTTAACATCATCTAAATCATATATTCTACCGTTTATATCAATTTTAGTATAGCTTTTTCCGACTTCAATATTTGGAACTTTATTATCACACATTATAACAGTTGTTTCATTTGTGATATCATATTCGGAATGATCTCCATTATTAAAATAATTTAAGACTTCCATTTATATAAAAATATAAATATAAAACTTCTATTTATATTTTTATATAAATATAAAACTTTTATAAAAAATGTATATTCTTTTATTAATAATTTTTGTATGTATTTTTATTATATTAAATCAAAATAAAGACGGTCCGAAAATAATTTCTGTCAAACATTTTGATAATGAAGGTAATGAAAAGTTAAACTAAACAAAAATATTAAAATAGGACTTTTTCTTAAATATCTTAAAACAACAATGTTGAATATTGTTAATGTTTTGAATAATATTTAGAACATTGAATATTTGAATACTAAGTACAAAAAAATATACAAATATAAAATGGATTGTTTATTACATTTAAGTACATCTTATCAATTGATTGATAATTCTTCATATTTAATTTACTCATATGAAAAATATCAAAAAATAAAAGAATTTCTTGAACTAGGAATTTATTATTATGATTTTAAAAATGCAGGTGGAAATAACGGCAGATGGTATTATGAAAATATATATGATAGCGAACAGATCTTAAATTCAATCACATGTATTGATGATGAGAAAAAAATTAATGCATTTTGCATTTTTCATGGCGATCGTTTTGCTACAATTTGCGATCATCTCGAAGATCTTTTAGAAAACATTGAGAGTTTCATAAAAAAATTAAAAACTAAACTATTCTTAAACAGCACATAATAACAATCTTACCCTACACATATCAAAACTAATTGAAAAAATTTCTCCAGTATTATCTATAACAATTGGGCTAACCATTTTGAACTAACTGATTTAATATTGAGTTTGTTAATATTTAGTAATTTCGATTTTTGAAAAAAAAATAAAAAAAGATTTAAATAGATTCTTCTGCGGTCTTAGAGGGTATGCCTCAAAGCAGAATAGTCAATTAAATACATCAAGGAGATGTACTTAAGTAACAGGTTACTGGTTTATGCCAGTCTACCCTTCTATTCGGTGTCACCACCATCTTACATTTCAACATCCTAGGAGATAATCATTTAGACTACCTATTAAGAAGCAATACTTCACAATCCAGACCGAAGTCTAAATCATAAAGCTCATAATTAACCATCGTAGAACCGGAGTTCTTTGATAGCCTTTCTGATTAATTGCTTTCGCCAGTGATGCCTTGTAGTAAGACAATTATAGGGTAAGAGAATTCAATTTTTTTTTGTATATAAAAAATGGATTAAAATTTGTCAATTATCAATATGCCCTTATTGTATGGAGCTGCTACACATATTATTTGAAGTAATTCTTTCTTCAAAAGCTTGTAAATGTATATGTAACATAATACAATTTGGTCGGATGTTTCCGCAATGTCGTAATTTATACACGAGTCGACTATAATTTCAAATAATTTATCAATGAATATGTTAGTATTCCTGTAATAAATAATGATATTTCCATAGTATGGTTATCATTCCATGATTTGCAAATATCTGGTAATTCTGGAGTTATTTTTGATACAAAAAATCCTAATATCAAAATAGAAATATATCCCATCAAAATAACAAGTAATCCAACAATTAGCGCATTAAATAAAGAAAACATTTTTATAATTAATGCTATATTAATGCCAAAATGTTTTTTATCAGCTAACTATATTAATAACAACATGTCACTTCTCGATATTTTATTCAAACCATTGAAAAAAATGAATTTTTATATCTACCATCAAATCATCAAACTATGAATAACGGAACTGTTGTCGTTAATAATCTTAGAAATTTTATCTCTAATCAACTAAATAGTGTATGTGATGAAGCGATTGCAAGTTTAATTATTCAGGAAGTTAATAATTCATTTGATTCAGTTAGCGCTGATGAATATGATGATTATGTAGACCAACTTCTTGATATGCTGGTAGAATTTGATAATGATGATGTTCCAAACACTATTCGAGAAGTTATTTGCGAAATGATTACATTCTATGAGGATAACTAAATAAAAAATATTTGGGGATTTGTGAGTTGACTATTTATGGTTCAAAATCAGAGTCTTGTTCTTCATTCTTGTTGTCCTGTGGATATTCAATGTCTTCATCGTCATCATCTTTGGGTTTGTTGATCACTTTTTTACAAGCATTACGACGAGTTTTTGCATTACATCTGTTGTAAGATTTAGTATTTTTTACGCAACATGATTTGTCATTACAAGTCGGATTTGATGGCATACACTTAAAACATACTGTATCTTTTAAGAAGCTGTAATAATAAGAGCTATGACGCTCTTCTTTGCAAATATCACATACTTTAGTTGCGTTATTCATGGTTTGATGATTTGATTGTGTTGGTTAGAATATAAATCAATAAATCAATTTTTTTCATTTTCAAAATTGTTTCATAAAATTTAGTATTTAAAAAAATTGATTTTTTTATATTTATTTAAAACAACCAATTCATCTAACCAACCAAAAAGATGGAAAACCTCAATAACATCAAAATGTTCATCGACTTGATTCTCAAAGAAGACCGCAAAACACACAATCTCGACTATTTCATTCACTCATTGAGCAATATTGCATTGATGTGTCTTGATTTGTACAACGATTTCAATCTGGATATTAAACTTTTCAAGGAAGCTCAAATTCACTATGTAAATGCACGAAATGAGATCTTCATGCATTTCAATCAACCGATTCCAGCGGGCTGCCGTGAAAACGTATATGACAATTGCAAACTTTTGCATGAGTTGTTTATGCGAGAGGTCGAAGCTAAAAAACCAATGGACTCACTTTATCTTATTATTAAAATGATGGGATTTATAGTGATGAATGCATGTGGTAATCTGCGAGAGAGTTCAACCAACATTGCAGCTTGGCGTGTGATGATTTCTATGAATATTTACCGTAGGATGGTTAACGCGTCATAGGTTCTCAAATTTATGAAGAAAATAAAGAAATAGAAAGTAATATTAGATGTGTTATTGATTCTATTCAAGAAATTAGAAAATATATTATTCATTCTACAGATTTAGAAATTCGAAATATTAAGGAGTATTATATTAGTCATATAATTGATGATAATGCTTTATTACTTATACAGTTTGCTAATGTAATAGCATTAAATTTAGGTAATAATACTATAATTGATAAAATTAAATTAATTGATAAATTGACCGATTTATCATTCTTATTTAATGATAATTATTATGAAAAACATTATCTTTCAAATAATAGAAATTATGTTGAACGATGTATATTTTTGCATAAATTGGCTAAACTTTCGCGAAAACAATTCAGTTGTATGATTAATTTTCCTGAAAAAATTACTGATATTGGAAATATTTTCTTTTCAGAGCACATTAATAAATACATAAAATATAAATTAGACAATAGATATCGCAATACATCTAACATTATAAATAATAATCCTTACAAAACTATTTTGAATAAAAATAGATTGGCTATAGTTTTATTATTTATAGTAATAATAATGCAAACATTTAACTTAACAATAATTGAAAAAAATTCTGATGTTAAGATATTCGGATCTATTAGTTTAATATGTTTAGTTATTATTTCATGGATAAGTATGCAAATATCATCGATAAATGATTTTGATTCAATTTATTTAACATATTTTAATAACAAAGTTTCTCAACCAGACAGAACTATGTTTTTGTTTACTGAATTTTCAAGTATAAAAAATAAAATATCGTATTATTTATGTTGCTGTAATAAACGATTTTCTTGCTCTGAACAAATCAATTAATCCTGTTCAATAACACTTTCGAATTTTTTTGCAATTACATTTGCATCTTTCTCGAGCAATTCCATACGGTAAGGAGCTAAACCATATCGCATTCCGATGTTCATACACCTGATTTCTGCGGCAGCCAGCGAAGCTGCCCAGTCGCATGGGATTTCTTTAATGTCAGCATCGCCTTTACATGTCTTACAGATATAAATTTGACGTTCATGATTTACAACTGCTTGATGTCCACAATTTCCACAAATATAAATATAGAAACCACTTGAATGATTATACATTTTTTCTGATAGGAATCTCATGGCGCCGTGACTCAAAAGTACCCACACCTCCATCTCACCCAATCTTAAACTTCCATGACGCGCCTTGCCAACTAATGGCTGTCTAGTTAGCTCATCAGTTCTACCTTTCGAAATAGCATACACTGTATCATTCACGAATTTCATAAGTCTTTGATAATAAGTAGGTCCCATATAAATTAA